TATTTTTTTATTATTCAATCCTTCTTTAATCCAATGCTTTGGTGTTCTTCCATAAATCATCATATTAATATACCAATCCCTTCTTTCTGTTTTTTCTACTCATTTTCTTTTTTGCTTGTTTAGCTGCTTTCTTTCCAGCTTTTGTATAAGGATATTTCTTTCCAGCTACATTAGGCATTATACTAATCCTTTTTTTCTTTTTTTTCTTGGAAAACCAGCTTTCATATTTGCATAAGCCTCATCACTTATTGTTGATTTAGATTTTGATTTCGATGTGCCAGATTTTTTTTTTTGGTTAATATTATAGTAAAGGCCCTTCTTTGCCATTTTACCAGATTTAGTTTTATGATAGCCTGGCATTATTCTTCCTCTCTTTTTTGTTCTGCTTGACATTTGCAATTCTCTTTGCAGCTACAAGTTTTTTTTAATTTAATAAATCTAGGATTACGATTGTACTCTGGTATCTCTCTATCCATATTAAGCTCCTAAAGTTTTCTTTCCTGTATCTCTAGGGTTCCTTACCATGTTTGTATCACCTAGATTAGAGTTAGAAGTAATCAATGAAGATCCTCTATTTGATTTTCTTTTTCTACTTACTTTTCTTCTAACTAATTTTTTACCTTCTGGTTCAGTTGTTTTTTTTACTTCTGTTCTTCTTTCTTCAATAGCAGAAGTTGGTGACGATGTACTGCTACTTCTAAAAGGTTTAGTTATAGCTTTTTTAATTATTCTTGCTGGTGATCCTCCCATTATGTGTACCTCTTATCTGTATCCATAGGATTACGAGTTAATGATTTGACCGGTGTCATGTTATTCGTAACTCCTAATGCTGGATTGTTTCTGTCATCTGCAAATAACAATTTAGCATTTGTTCTACGAGATCTAGATCTTGCAGCTATTTTTCTTTTTTCTCTAGCCTCATTAGCATCAGCCCTTGCCTCTCTTTCATCTAACAACTTATTAGATGTTTCCACTTGTTTAGGTGGTTCATATTTTGGCATTTTGAATAATGATCCCATAGTTTTAAAAGTACCTCGCAAACATATTATAGTCGGAACCATCCACACCATAGTGTTTTAAAATTCCTTCATTTACAAAATATATGCTTTTTATCCATTTGAGAGCAGAAACATTTAAAGAACTGACAGTTACTTGTAATCTTTTTAATTTTAGATCAGCAGCTGCTAACTTCATAAACTGTAAAGCACCTTTATGAAATTTTATTTTATGTTCTGAAATTTTTTTTTTATCAGGTATCAGCCATAACTCTGCAACTCCTGGCCAATAAGGAACTACACCAAAGCAAAGCATGGGTTTACCATCATCAATAACACAGTAACCATAACCTTGTTCCGATGCATGATCCATATACTCCAGGTAATTAGGTTGAGATAAATTTAATTTATCAAATTCATTTAGATCCATAATCTTTAATAGATAAGATCTAAAAGGAACTACACTAATCTTTGTTCCCTGGATCTTGAAGATCTGTTCTAGTTTCTGTAGGTTCATTTATTTCTTCTGCTGTTGCTCTGGTTCCTGGTTGATGTAGTACAATGCCTTTCCATTTATCATCTTCAACTTCTACAATCTTCTCTTCTAAAAGTCTAACATCACCCTTTTCCCAAACTCTAATTAAATATTTTTTTATCATGCAAATATATCAAAATCTGCACTAGCTACTGATGCTGTAAAGTTTTTATTACCACCTCTTGTTAATCTTTTATGTTCACCACCACCTAATAATAAATACATAAAAGCATCACCGACATGGGAATGCTCATTCTTATTTGGTTGATCTTTAAATCTCTCACCACCAGAGATCTGAACTCTTTTAAAATGATAGCCACCAGATAATGCTTTTCTTAATCGCTTACATCTTTTATCAACTAACAATCCAGGCTTACCTTGGATTAACCTATTCATTGGAGCTGCACCAGCCTCTCTACGAACTCTAAAATCATTCGTAGCTGTGGGCCTAGCAACTAATCCTATTGTTCTTAAATGATCAAATGCTGTAACTTCAAAGATCTCATCTCTCTTCTGTCCAGCTGGATCACCCCAAACTAATACATCGTACTTTGGAAATCTTGTTTCTAATTCACCTTTCAACATATAACCAAATCTTTCCAGGCCCATATCAAATGTTACAAGCTCATGGAGTATTCGCCATTGTCCATTAGGTAACTTCTGACCAAAGATAGCAGCTGGAGTTAAACCAAAGTCAACACCTACCTGGATAGGGTATTGAATATCTGGTTCCAGGAATTCCTCTGTCATTAATGTGTCATCGTATTCGGACATAACAGGCTTACCCTCTTGCACATAAGTGTACTTTCCCTGGGCATAACATCTAATCCAATCAATATTTTTGCCGAGTAAAGTCTGCTCGTAATATCCAGCTGTTAAATTTTTTTGATTTTCTGCTGTAGGGTTTTGCATCCACCATTTGTTTGCAGAATAAACAAAACCATTAGCCTCTGGATTTTCTGGCAGCTCATCCTGGATAACTTCTTCAACAGCTCCTGGCTGCTTAAAAAATTTCCAAGCAAACTTACCTTTCATCTTTTCTTTCTCTGCAAGTCTGTACCACCAATGATCATCATCCATTGGGTTAGTATCCATAATAATAAATCTATTAGTAGATCCACCATCAGCTTTAGTAGGATACCTTCCAACTCTGTGTGTTAATCCATCTATAACAGCTTTAGGCAGCTCTCTAGCCTCATTAACCCAAGCTCCTGTCAATTCCATTGATAATAACTTTCTAACATCTTTAGGTTGATCAAGGGCCAGGAAGATAACTTCACAATCTATACCTGGAGCATTATCTCTTGCCGGTAATTTTATATGATGTGTTAATGGAGGTGACCATCTAAATGCACCCCAAATGTTCTCTGGAAATAACTCTTGCCATGTTTTAATAGTAGTTGTCCTCAACTCCGGATAAGAATTACGAACTACTACGAACCTAGAATACTTGATCCCATCACGAGGACTTTGTACTTGATTAACAGCTTTGATCATAATCTCTGCTGCACAAGCATAAGACTTACCAGAACCCACCGGCCCCATTAATCCTCTTACAAAACTTTTATCATTTAAAAATTTCCAAACAGTAGGGGATGTACTAAAGTCTAGATTTAGATTTGCTATTGCGTTACTCATTCTTTTCCTAACATTAATAATATTACAGCTTTTAATTCTGAATTATTTAATAAATCAAATCCAGCCATTTTATATATAAGATCTTTTTCTTCTTCATTAAAATCAAATTTTTCTGAATTAATTATTTTAGTTTTTATTTGGTTTATTTTATCTTGATCTAAATTAAACACCACAATATCCTTCACAATTATCAAGTTGTCCAAAATCTTCCCAAGGTAAATCTGGTTGTCCTTTTTCAGCATTGGTTCTTAAATCTACTTTATCTAATGGAACACAATCTTTGTGTAAAAAAATCTCATCACCATTTTTAGTACCATTTCTAATAGCCTTATCTAAAGCTACAACATCTTCCCATTCTTCTTTATTTTCTTTAATTCTTCGCCATTCAGTATTTGTATGATATGGGCAAAAGGTACAGGCAGATCTTGGTGGAGTAGGGTAATTATTTTCTTTCATCCAATTAATACAATCTTGTCTTTTAAATTTTTTATCTATTAATGGATAAACATTAGTAATATATTTTATCCTATTATCTTTCATTCTAATTATTTCATCGTAAGAAATACCCATTAAAACTTCAACAACAGTATCTTTAGGTACTCTTTTACGATAACCAACATTAAGCAAATCTCTAATCTTTTTATTTACCGGCAATATTTTATATTGGCTGGTACATTGCCTACGCAACAATCCTTTTTTTCCTGTTTTAGAGTTTATTGTAAAAACAGGAATATCAATCCATTTATTATATCTAGCAACTCCATTAACAGCATCAAGCATATCTTGTTTTAAATTTCCTTTTGAAACCATATAAACAGGAAAAGATAATTTTTTTTTTAACCATTCAAGCCATTCATACACAGCTTTAGGTTCACCAAATGTATCGCTAAATACAGCAGCATCTACCATTGGTACTTGTCCTTTTTCTATCATTAATGCTAGAGTAGAACTCTGTACCCCAGCTCCTAATGATAATATCCTTAACTTTTTAGTCATTTGTTATTGCCTTTACTATTGATTGAATTCTACTGTCATCTTCTTGTTTTCTTCTAAAGACTATATCCCTATAATCTTTTATATTCTTGCCACACTTTCTCGCACACTCACGATCACTCAACTTGTTCTTGAGCATCGCCACCTGGATCTTCTCCACTTCCTTGTGGTTCATTAACCTCAACATTTTCTGCCTCCACTATTTTAGGTTCTTCCGGCCCACTCATGTTTATCTGTACAACACTTGGTCTATCTACATCTTGCTCTTGCTCTAATAAACCAGATGCTTTAGCTAACACTCTCAACACTCCAACTTTATCATGCAGCTCTACTTCTAACTGTGGCCCCATCTTTGTCGGTGTTACTTTAATTTTTTTTATAGCTTTGATTGCTGACTTTGAAATATTTTTAGGATCCTTAATAGTAACATTACCCTCATCATCCCAATTCATTATCTCATCAATATTTGCAGTAGCTATATCAATTAATTCTTGAGCAACATTATCTTTGTTATGCTCAATGACTTCGGACTTTCTAATCCTCCTCTGAACCACTCGGACACCACCGAACCGATCCAGAGGGGGTTTTATAATCCTCTTTTTAGTAGGGGATTGTGTCATCCATTTCTTCCTTATCAGCTTGTTCGGCTGCTAAATTAACAGGAGGTTCCTCATCCTTATTCTCGAATGTACTAAAGAATAAAATAGGATCACCTTTTTTATATTCTTTTGTTTCATCCTTCTTGTAGATCTTTGTATCTACTCTTCCTGGAACCGGAATGTACTTTCCTGTATCCTTATTGTAATCAGCACCAGGCCAAGTTTCGATGATAACTTCTAATCCTTCTGGAATAGATGCACCTTTGTAAAACTTAAATCCTCTGTTGCTGGATATTGGTTTAGACATATATTTCCTCACTTGTTTGTTTCATGTTTTATTTGTAAAAAAATTGTGTGATACCCCCCTATAGATATACGCACCCAGGGGGCAAAGGGGTGTCCAACTTTTTATGAAATAAAAAGCCAGGTTTTCTGCCCCTGTATTTCTCAATCTTCTTACAATACAAAACATATACGAACCTTTACGATTTGTAAAATCTATTATTTCCAGGGCATCCTCTTCTTGTTAGCTATTCTCTTAATCATCTTCTGTATATCCAATGTATTATTATCCTTATGTTCCTTAAAGAATATAGGCTTAAAGAAATAGATAGATCCAGGACAATCATATCGATTATCCTTCCTCCATTGTATCGTAGTCTTGATCTTGGCAATGGCTGTATCCGGATGCAATCCTTTATGCAGCCAACTCTTTACCAAATCTTCTTGCTTAATATCGTAAACTTTATGCTGTCCGAATATTTCTCTACAGAATTTAACATAACTATTCATTATCAATCTACTGTTATTAAGAATAGATATATTGTTAGTTGGAGTGTTATGTAGTCGTTCTGAAGGAATATCTACATATTCACTAGAAGGAATATTTACCTTATTAGTGTCTTTCTTATTATTCACTCTAGGGGAATATTTACTATTACTGTTTTTATTCATAAGGGGGCCTTTCGGAACATCTACCTTCTCTTCATAAGATCTATCATTTACTGTAGCTATAGCTTTAGCATCCTCTTCCTTAACACTAGGATCAAACACCATAAAGTATTTATTACCTTTTAGTCCAGGATGTTTCTTTGCATATCGCAAGTAACCCCATTGGATTAGTTTCTGTATGTGCTTGGACACAGTTGATTGTGTGATGTGTAAGTTTCTAGCAATAGTAATCTGATTAGGCCAACACACACCGGTTCTTGATGTGTAGTTACCCAGACAAGCCAGGATCATAAATGTTCTAGGATAAGTCTTGAACCTAGGATCTATAACAGCTCGTTGTGGCAGCACACAGAATGCTCCAGGTGTTTTGCCTTTACCATAATCAGCTTTGTTCTTTGGCATCAAGTAATTGCTTTCTGATCTTATTAAAATCTGACCATAAACGAATACCACTATCTTTTTTAAGTGACCAATGACCGGTTCTTTGGGCCTTGCACTTTTGATGATAGCACACAGTTGTATGATCTCGCTGTCCACACTTTCTACCAATGAATGTTACACCATAGCCTGTTAGCTCCAGGCATAAGTTTATAAATAAACTCCTGGCACTTACAAGATAAGCTACTCTGTTTTGAGATAGAATGTCATGAGGATTTAGATCTGTATATTTACATACAGCTACAAGTACATCCTTCAAGAATATTCTATCTTTAGCTGGTTTGACTTTGTTGCCTTTGTATTCTTTTAACAAAGCTAATTCATCCTGGAGTTTTCTTATTTCATTTTCCAGGATTGTTATTCTTACTTCTGTTTTATCTGGTGCGATTGGTTTCGGTGGTCGTATAACATTATTTGGAATGGGAGTTACCATCTTTATCCTCTTTCTTTTTTAGTTTAACAACTTTAGCTCCAGGGTTAAGCAGCTCCTGTAGATCTTCCTCTGTTAGATCTTCAATATCAATTTCTGTTGGATCTTTTCGTTTTGCTTTTTTTCTTTTATTGATCATGTCAGTAAGCTCTTTGAGTAATCTCTCGCAGTACCAATGGGCCTTGCCAATGTCATCTCTAGTACCTTCAAGAGTTTGTACTTTCTTACCAGCTCTGAAATTGTATTTAGCTATATTAAACTTACAGGCCCCAATGATCTCTGCCTCTGATAGTTGTGAGAATGTAGCATCGCAAGTTTCTATTTTGTTATCTTTGTAATGATCCGGATTTATTTTATCGTTCACTCTTACCTCTTTTCTTGATTTGATATTGTGGTTTTGAATTTAAGACTAATTCTGTAGCATCAGTTATTAATTTAGCCATTGATACCCTATTCTTTTTAGCCTCTTTTTTGAGTTTATCCTTCAATTTAGTCGAAATCTTCAGATAAATGGGGGTTAATTGTGGTTGCATTGATTATTCCTTTTTTTAATTAATACCCTTGAAGAAATATATTTAATATATATATTAATATACATGAACAATATAAGACCAA